TGATTACTGGTGACCCTAGAAATTTTTGCATCACGGTAGACAAATTAACTGAAGATGTTAGTAACTACCTTAGCAAGAAATCGAAACCCAATTTTTTATTAAGTTTGCGTATCAAAGAAGTTTCGGAGTTATTAGAAGTTTTTAAAAGTGGTATAGAAGCATTCAGAATTGAACCTGTGTGTTTCTTCTTAGGTGGAGAACCTGGCACATCAAAAACTGAGACTGTCAATGAATTTGGTATTTTTGTTTCTAAAGTTTATGATTTAGATAACAAGAATATTGTGTTTAATAACCAACCTGGTGTTGATCATCAGATTATACCTAGTTTGTGTATTATTAAACATACCAATGATGGTTTGTCTACCAAAGATGAGTATAATAAAACTCCTATGTTAGCAATGCTGCAAGCTGATGGTGATATTAATACTCAGCGTGAAAACACTGCTTCTCTACAAGAGAAACGAGTTTCTGGTATCAATCAGTGGTTTTCTATAGTTACTACTAACACTGAAAGTTATTCCTTCACACAATCCGTTGAAGGTTGTGCTTTGAAACTTAAGCGTAGATATATGTCTTGTTGGTCAGTCGTTAAACCCAATTTTGCTGTAGATCACCCTGATGTAGTGTATGATGAGTGGGTTAAAGCTGGTAATTATGACGAAAAGTATGTTCAGAGATATGTAGGTCCTGTAGGGGCTAATGATAGAACTCTGATTATTAAACCACCCGCCGAGGTATTTGTAGATTGTCCTGAATGGGATGGTAACATTCCAGCCAAGTGGTATAAAATTACCAAAGCGGAGTTGTTTAAGCTTTTAGTTGCTATGAGAGCAATAAAAGCTGCCCGTGGTGATACTGTTACTTGCAAAATATGCGAACAACGCAACAATTGCATGTGTAACGTAATTCGCGAAGCAAAAGAAATAATAGGCCCTATTGATCCACAAGGAGCAACACCATCTAGACCTTCAGCATCCTGTGATTTGGAGGAGGAAGAAGATGATGACACATTTATGAAAGCTAATGTGTTTGGTGCCAATTTTGTAACACTTAAACTATCTGATAAAATTAGAAAGGATTATAGTCATATTATTAATATTATTAACACTTTTGATGCTCGTAATAAAGCATTAATTAATGATTTAATTGAATCTGCTGATAATATGAAAGTTATGGCTAAAAGGACTATTTATATTATGATCGGAGCTGTTATTGGTGCATTGGTAGTGAAATTGATATTCAGTTTTGTTCATAAAACAGTTCAGCAAGGTAATATGGTTACTAATCCTTTAAACGTTGAGAAAACTGAAGATCTGACAGTAAGGTCTTTCTCTAGTGGTGCTCAATGGATGAATCCTCATAATAGAATGCCTTATGGTGTTATTAGGAGAAATGGTTTAGTTATGCACTTTATTGCTATTAATACAAATTTAATAGCTACTGCAAACCACTTTGTCAAGGGTATCAATGGTTATAACCCTATTAAAGCGGGTGACATATATGAATTGGAATATTGTGGAGTGACTAAGAAAGAAATATTTTCTTTCTCCAGTCATAAGCAATGTAATAAACGTTATGATTTGTGCTTTATTAGAGTTGGTTCCGTCAGCAATTTCCCAGATTATGCATTTACAAAACTCGTTGATGAGGAAGGTTTAGCACCTGCTTTACCGTGTGTATTAGGTTCGAAATATAATTATCCCTCTTCATATGTTGGTCAATCAGATCATACTATGCATGGTAACCACCCCACCGTGTCAGGGGATTGTGGTTTACCACTAATAGATGCGGAAGGTTGGTATTGGGGCATACATGTAGGCCTATCTTCTTCTAAAAATTCTGTATCTACGAGAATATCCAAGCAGGATTGCTTGGACGCCGCGAAATGGTTTAATGAGAATGGCCGAGTTAATGTTATGGTTAGTCAAGGTGGTCCTGAAGTGCTAGAAAAAGCTTATCCTATGATTGGTTTGCATCCGAGTTCTGATGTAGCCAAACTGGAAAAGTTTGGTGAAAAAGATGGCGTTGCTGTTGACATATCGCATTCCAGCAATTTGCCAGTTCGCTCGAAGTCTCAAACCAATAGATATCGTGCTATTGTTACTAAAACTAATTTGTATGAGGAACTTTTGCCTTATGTTAAAGTTAACTATTCCGTAGCTAACTTGCAAAAGGCAAAACAAGATCCTAAAACTGGAGTTTGGGGTTCACCATCTTTGAAGAGAATTAGGAAAATGATGGGAACGGGAACTATTGATCAGGATTTGATGGATCTTTCAGTCAAAGTTTTCTTAGCTATTGTACCTGCTACTAGGTTAGATCCGTTGGATGAATACCGTAACATAGCAGGCAGTCCTTTTAACTCCTTCATGCCGCCTCAAGATAAACGTAAGTCTATGGGACCAGTTGAAAATGAACGCGGTAAATATGGAGCTGATATCTTTAGGGAGTATGGAGATGGTGAAATTGTCGATGATGATTATCTTAGAAGGTGGCGAGCACTTATGGGTAATTTGTATTCAGACGAGCCTTTAGAACCTCCTAGAGTTAAAGCTACTCGGAAAGTTGAATTAATCAGTAAAGAAAAAGCGGATATGGGTAATGCACGATATTTCTATGTGGTGGATAACATAGTTAATCGTGCACAAAGAGGTTTACTGCTTCCGTTGATGGCTTATTTGGCCGAAAGGCCGTATACTAGCATGATTAATGTAGCTATTAACGCTGGTCAGGATTGGCATGATCTTGGACAATATCTGAGTGAATTTGAACGACAATACGCTGTGCCTTGTACTATGGATTATGACGAAGCTGCCTACGATTTGAGACATCGTGATCTTTTGCCATATTTTGCTTCCTTTATGGCTGGTTTAGCACATAAATGTGGCTACAAAGATAAAGATATTAATGCAGTTAGGAGAGTTTGTATGTTACCTACTAGATATTGGTTAGATATGGAAGGCGATTTATATTTATCCAATGGAGGTTTGTTGTCTGGTTTAGCTTCTACCATTTACGTAAATAGTGTTATAGGCGTTTTAAGACTGATAGCCGCTTACACAAGATGTATGAGTGAAACTGAACTGCCTCCGGTTGCGGCAGTTGTTACAGGTTTCCAGAGAGATGTTAAAGCTATGTTTACTGGAGATGATTGTGTTATTAGTGTTAGGCCAGAAATGAATTTTGGTGCTGATAGATTTCCTAAACTTTCTAACAGTATGGGCTATGAGACGACAGATGCAGCTAAAAGTGGCAATTCAGATTTCCAATGGAAATGGTTGCATGAATGCACATTCTTAAAACGTAGTTTTACTTTTAGAAATAATGAGTGGTATGGGTGTTTATCTGAAGATTCTATTTTTAAATCTTGTATGTATGCTATAAATATCAAAGAAGAAGATTTAGCAGAGAGAAACCAAAGTGCAGTTAACTGTGCTGTTAGAGAGTTTTTCTTGCATGGTGAGGCTAAATTTTATTGGTTTGTTGACATAATAGTTAAACAAGGATATTCGTATCCCAGTTATCAAAAACTATGTGATGAGAAATTAATGCAGCGTTTTAGGACGTGGGACGATGGTGTAGTCCTTAAAATACCAAAAGGAGTGTTGATCAGCACTTCATCCGGCGATGAAGTGAACCGCAGCTCCGAATTTATGAGCTCTATTGAGAGCCAGTCGGGAACACCCATGGATTCATTGCTCTATGTCCATGGTAATAATGGGGCAACTAATAATGAAGAAAATACTAAAGTTACGATGCAAGAAGCGGCATCTAGCGATATTAGCGATGTTAATACCACCGCAGCTTCAACCAACGTTAGTGGAGACACTAATGTTTTAACCATTAATAATATGGCAGAAATGTCTGTTAAAGAATCTGTAGGCAGAATGGGTTTACGGGATGTAACTCCATTGGTTCAACCCTCTGGTTTTATGACTCGTAATAGATTGTTGTATACCCACGACGCCAATTCCGGTTATTCAGGTAATTTAACAAATCTGAGTAATACCTGGTATAATATATCCGAAGTTAATAACTTTTTGAAAGGATGGAAATACTTTAGGGGTAACCCTACTTTGACATTCTCTTATACGGGCTCGGCTCAGATGTTGGGTATGTTAAGATTCTACGTGTATCCCATTGATACTAAAACAGATTATCAATATACAATGTTTGATCCAATTGGGCTCACCAGCAATGGTATGAGATATTCTATGGCACATCAGTTGCCTCACGTAGATCTAGACATTAGTATGGTAAATACGGTGGAATTGGAATTACCATTTCCTAAGGCTCGAGAATATTTGGATTTGACTGTTACTAGTGATTATGATTATATTCTGTTTGTGGAAGAAGTTAATCCTCCTACCAGCATATTAGGTATTACTACACCAAATATTAAGATTCAGATTTACATTAAATATGATGATGTGACGTTGGATCTCATTATTCCGCAGGGAATGGAAGAAGGACAAGATGGCAAAGCTTTGAGTAGAATTTTGTCATATGGAGCTTATGTAGCTTCTTTGTTGCCATTCTCTTTTGCTACTCCTGCAAGTAAGATACTAGAAGCAGGTTCTAGCGTGGCAGCTTATATGGGTCTTTCTAGACCACCTTCTGAACCTATGGATAGTAAATTTGTGTATCGTATACCTAATACTGCAGCGGCGGCGGATACACCAGATTTTTCTTTTGGTTTGTCCACCTCCCCTTATGTAACGCACAATATGGATCAACCCATTCCATTTTCAACGCCTAATGAGACCTCCATAGATTTTTATAAGAAAAGATGGGGACAAATTCATAAGAATTTAAATTTTGAACCGGCATTCAATCGATTTACCAACTTCTATGCACTACCGACATTTTGTTTGCAGGAAGTAGTTTCAGGCCCTATTTTACCGGTTCCCACATCATTTATTACTGCTGCCTTTGAACAATGGTCTGGAGAAATTTAACTCTGTGTTGAAGTCATCGGGTCTCCATTAATTAGATGGAGGTTGGGAATTGTTATTGTTCCTCCTGGTGTTACTACTCCCACTGCTTTCCCAGATTCAGGTTTTCTCACACATACGATGGAAGTAGCAGGTTCTACGTGCCTTGAAGTACCCATTCCTTATTTATACTTGACTCCTTTTAGGAAAACTAGTATTATCACTACTCAAACTTCAATCACTACTACAGAAACTCGTGTTGTAATTTTCGAGCTCACACCCCCTACAGGTCAAAGCGGCACTGTCGTTAGACCTCCTATTAATATTTATATGCGTGGTTCAGATAAACTTTCACTAGGTATTCCTAGTTTAGACATTATTAATAACTACAAGTATACTCCCCAGGGTTTGGGTATGCAATCTGTGGCTACTTTTGGCGAAGAAATTGAAGATATTCATCTTCTAATGAAACGTCCAGTGGTACAGTATACAACAGATCGAGATTATTTTACAGTTCCTGTTTTACCTGCCCCTCCTAATGATACGTTTGTTATGGATGCTAATTTAAATCTTAGTTCCACCTATACTACATCTTTTAGTTGGGTTACGGTTTTTACTCCGTTGTATTGGGGTAATATGGGTGGTGTAACACACCGTTTTGCAGATTCTTCAACTACTATAAACAAGTTCAGGACAATGTATGCCGTTAATACACAATTATTGACGGGTACCCTTCCTGCACCTGATACTACTAGAGGCAATAATTTTAAGTCATCAAGGGGTATGCAAGTTGTAGCTGAGGATTATGATGGAATTTTAGGTGTGAGGGTTCCCGATCGTAATCCATATCAATTTAGGCATCCGAATATTCAACTTACTACTAATGAAGTGTTGGAATGTGTGACTATTTTTGCCCCATCTCCTGATGGTAGGACAGAAGGTGTCAATTTAGTTTCAGCTGCTGATGATTTTCAAGTAGGTGGATACTTGTGTATACCTACGTGGTACCCCAGAGTTGGAGCGTCAACAGAGAGTTTAAGGGTGGTGATTCCTAAAAGTGAGCTAGTAGAATTGGATTTGGTGGATACTCCTATTCCTGAGCTTCCTGAAGAATTAACAGAATCTAGTTCTGCCCATGCTACTGGTACATATGTTTCGATTGAAAATGCACTTAAAGAGAGTTTAAGTGCTGTGAAAGAAGAAACAGATTCAGACATTGGTATACAACCACCAGAATGGACTCTCACGAGTGAGGAAGATTCCCGTACAGGGGAATTTTCCTATGACACTCACATTTTATAGCGGCAACGCGCTACTGTACATTTGCTTAGTCAAATAATTTTAACAAATTTTTGTCCCGCAGGTGTGCGGGTTTTTACGTTGGAATTTATTTACTTGGCAATATGCGTAACCCTGCAAAGGGGTTAGGTTGCCTTTTTC